GGTTCCGCGGGAATAATCCCATAGACTACTTTTACCTCTATCCGGAGACGGGTAAAGTAGGAATAGTTTAGTTAGTCTCTAGCAATGGAGTCTAACATGGGTACTCGAACCAGAGGCTACAATACGCCAGCTGAAGTAATTTCAGGCCTGAAGTATGGTAGCACAAGTGCGGTTAATAAAACTTTGTCATTTGCTGGTGTGTCGTTCTACGGAACGATGTTCATCGACAATGATTTCGGTTATATTAACCTACCTGATTCACTTCGTGGAGTCGGTATGTTATACCGAGGGGTTGAAATGTATGACCCCGACAAACTACGTGATTATATCGCTAATAACACAGCGCTTAAAAATCATTTGTTTGCCAAATACGAAGCTGGTCAGCTTGCCACGCTACAGACTTTTCCGGATCTTACGATCCGCGATAAATCTGATTACATGGTTGACTATGTAAGTAAGAACTTTAAGGCACGCAGTCAGGCGGGAGAAATTATTCTCTCTCCGATGAAACGCGATACCTTAACTGTTGAAAGCTCCTTCCAAGTTGCTGTTAATCCATCCGGTGTGACTGATTTTATAGTCACTACTGGTGGTTCTCCGCAATATGGAAACACTCAGATTTATGTGCAGGTCAAGTTGCCTGCTTTCGATGCTGAAGTGTTTGGGCTTACTGATACCGTTCTCGGTCTCATTAATGCTTACTCTGATGTTGGCACCTCTGCCAATCTTCAAAGTGCAATCAATAGTTCTTATGCGAATGCACAACAGGGTGAGTTACAGCTCTTGACGATGATCGCCGAGAGTAAATCTACTGTAACCCACCTTGCTAAGACTATGAACCGTGTTGGTTCACTTCTTAGAGCTATCAAGAAAGGAAGGTTTAAGGACATTGCGCCTAAAACTTTCAGGAAATGGCGTCAAGCTACAGCGCGCGGAAAAGCTAAGTTATCTTCGGAGATTATCCTGGATGCTTGGCTTGAAGCACGTTACGCTTGGCGCCCCCTTATCATAGACATTCAAAAAACTATGAAATATCTTGATGGAGATCATAATACGGAACGTAAAACATTCCGTGCTACTGATCGCGTGCAGAGTTCTACCTTTGAGGTGTTTACACACTCAGAGCTAGGGTACACTTATGAGGCTACACTCGCCTTATCCTCGTCAAGTAGTGCACGAGCGGGCGTCCTAACAGAACTCAAACCGAGTTCGTCAGGCCACGTTCGCGACTTAGGATTAGGTAATCCGGTTGGAACACTATGGGAAGTTATTCCCTATAGTTTCGTGGCTGATTGGTTCCTGAATATTTCAGGTGTCATTCATTCACTTAATCCATCTCCGGTTTACACATACCTAGGTTCCTGGGTGACTGACCAGCGCAATACTACAATTGCCGGTACTGTTAAAATAACCTCACCAAGTGGCGCGATCAAATATGTGAGTATCTCACATATACGCGAATACAAGGACAGGATTATTGATACAGAAGTGTCACTCTTCACAATAGATGTCAATTTAGACACCTATAAACTTATCGATGCAGCCGCTTTAATACAGCGGTGGTTGTGATTTAACAATTCACCAGCATCGACAACCAGGAGTACTCAATGAGTATTACTACAAAAGATACATCGGCAGCAGCCGTTACTTACAATCACTTCCGCACGCAAGAAAATCGTGCAACTTACATAGGTCCCGTACATTCTGATATCTCGAAAGATATGCTGATTGTACAAAGCTCCAGTCCGAAACGGTCTGGTTCTTCATTCGGGAATCGACGCTCTTCTATCAACCTCGTCCAAAGTGTGGATGTAGTTGATGCGGAGGGCGCCACTGTAACTAAAGATATGAAAGTCGAATTATCGATTTCCATACCTGCCGGAGTTACGACAGCACAGCTTGCAGAAGCCTGTGCTCGTATCGAAGGTATAATCAGCGATGATACCAACCGTGTAGATATTCTACATATTGGTAAAATCGACGTTTAATTAGTTACATCTTGTAAGTAAAGGAGTTGTTAAATGCGTAAGTATTACACTCAGCAGTCACAGGCCACACGGCCTGCGACATCCTTAATTGAGAGTGAGAACTCTCATTGGGATTTGCTTTATGCCTTCGCAAGCGGGCATGTCGACGTACTAGGTGTAGAAATGCTATCTCGTATTGAGTCTATTTGTACGACTCGTAACGGGGCAGCATATCTTCGCCTTTCCTCAGAGTTCGATTCACAATTACAGAGTTATAACGTGAATGATAATCCTGAAGAAATCTTTGTACATAGACAGATCGCGTGTTTGTTAAAGAAGTTCCCTTTCTCGAAGTTAGAACTTGACTCTGATCCGAAAGCTGCAGCCATTATTAAATGGCGGCAGGCTGAAGATCAATGTAAGATCACTAACGAAAGATTAAGGTCAACCCTTCCGGGTGAACTTCCTAGCTTTGTTGCCCAAGCCCAACTCTTGATTGAGGAGTGCTTAGGTGACTTAACTCCTTCGGTGGTCATGAAAATGATTTCCGAAGGTACACACGGTCCCGGTGCTACACGTACATCACAGGGAAACAGGACGACTCCATACTATAAGTATGCAGACTTCCCGTACTCAGTGACGCGTGACGCATCAAGCTATGCTTTAGCTGCTATATCCGCTAATCCTCGATGGATGGAAATCCTCGAAAATAGCGGACGCCGAACGGATATACCGTCTGTTGGCGCTCCACAATTTCAGAAGGAAATACAAATCTTCCGAAATTGCGTTGAAGTAGTAGATAGTGACAAAATTACCTTTGTCCCTAAGGACGCTCGAACCGAGCGTCCTATCGCAATCAGCGCCTCCCTTAATATGTATCTTCAGCTTGGTGTATCTCACACCTTGATGAAGAAACTTGCTAAGGTTGGTGTTAATTTGTACGATCAGACTCGGAATAGAGAGTTAGCCTACCAAGGCTCTCGCTATTTCCAGGTCGCTGGGGTGGATAATCCAAACCAGTTTAGTACAATTGACTTGGCGTCAGCATCCGATACAATCTCCTTGGAGATAGTTAAGTTGCTTTTGCCTGCTGACTGGTATGCGTTACTCATGGACCTCCGACATGAAACGGGGATCCTTGGCGAAGAACTTCTTAAGTACCAGAAGTTCTCAGCTATGGGAAACGGTTATACCTTTGCGTTAGAAAGCCTTATCTTCTGGGCGGTCGCGAAAGCGGCTATCCAGGTGTCCGGCCAAGAATGTACTCATCGAGATATCTCGGTGTTTGGCGACGATATTATCGTTCGCCGTCATTCTAGTCAGCTTGCCGTCGATGCTCTTATTTGGTCCGGATTTCTCATAAATTCTGAGAAGTCGTTTTTAACTGGACCATTTAAGGAATCTTGTGGCGCTGATTTCTTTAAGGGAACGAATGTTCGCCCTTTTTACCTTAAACGGAGGATCGTAACTTATGAAGACATATACTTCTGCGCTAATAGTTTTAGCCGCTTGTGTATTGCTCGCAAATTACGAAGAGGTTTGGTGCAAGGCTTCACTTCCTTGCTCCGCCATATACCATGCGCTCATATCACTCATATTCCTATGAATGATACTAGCGACTCTGGTTTATGTTCACCTCTAGACCAACTGACTCAACTAGGGATCCGTCCCTGGTTGACTCCGTCGGAAATCCGCCATTTGGTTAAATCGAAATATCTCCGCAAGGAGGATATTGAAATTCAATCATCCTATACTTGGCAGCAGACGATAAAAGCGAGGCACTATTTAGGTGCTCAGCGAATTCGTCTGATGTTAAGTTTAGATCAAGGTAGTGATGGTTCAACCTTCTTCTTATCTAAGGAGAAACTGATCCATAAGGAAGCTAGTTCGTCAGGTATCGTCACACGGCGCAATGCTGTGCAACGAGTTTGTCGCGTGGTCCCAGTCCTAAACTGGAACGGGAACTACACTAGATACCAAGTTCATTGTCATCCTTTCTATTGGAAATAGAAATTTATGGATAATATGTGCTATGATATCGTAACTATCTCGCTGTAACGGCGAAATAAACTACTAGG